GCGACTTTTCTGCCTACGAACAGGGGAACGCCATGGGCCAGGCCGGAAACGCCGCCAAGAAGGTGCTCGACGTCTCGCCCGGGCCGTGGAAGGCGTGGCGCACCGAAAAACGGCACGCCCGGGCCATCCGCTTCATCGAAACCTACTGCCGAGCGCCCAAAGGGAAGGGTTTCGGCCATCCGCTCAAGCTGGCCACCTTCCAGAAAGAGTTTCTGGAGGCCGCGCTGGCCGATCGGGTCGATGCGGCCATCCTCCAGACCCCGCGGGGCAACGGGAAGAGCAGTTTGGGCGGCGCCCTGGCCGTGTGGGCCCTCTTCGACGACGATGCGACCGGCGCGCCCCAGGTGCCGATCATCGCCACCACCGTGGGCCAGGCCAAACGGTCCTGCTTCGGGGTCGCCGAGGCCATGGTCCGGGCCGATCCGGAGCTGGAACGGCGGGCGCTGATCTACACCGGCACCGCCACCAACCGGATCATGTGCCCCGGCAACGGCGGCGAGCTGTTCCCGATCGCGAACGACACCGATGGCCTCCAGGGGCTCGACCCGTCGCTCGCCATCGTGGACGAGATCGGCTTCCAGCCGGTCGAGTCGTGGGACAGCCTGCGACTGGCGTCCGGCAAGCGCGAGCGGAGCCTGACGATCGGGGTCGGCACCCCCGGCCTGGACCGCGACAACGCCCTGTTCGCGATCCGCAACGCGGTCCACGAGTCGGGCGGGCTCAAGGGCCTGATCTTCACCGAGTACGCCGCCCCGATGGGCTACGCGATCGACGACCCCGAGGGCTGGCAGATCGCCAATCCGGCCCTCAAGGCCGGGTTCCTGCGCTCCACCCTGGAGTCCGAGCTGCCGCCGGCCACGCCGGAGGGCCACTTCCGGATCTTCCGCCTGGGCCAATGGTGGGAAGGCGTGGACAGCTGGCTGGGCTCCACCGGGCGGGCGCTGTGGGACGCCCTGTACGACCACCACGAACCGCTCCTCGAAGCGCCGACCTGGGTCGGGGTGGACGTCGGCATCAAGCGCGACTCGACGGCCGTCGTCTTCGTCCAGCGCCGACCCGATGGCCACCTCCATGCCTGGTGTCGGCTGTGGATACCGACCGCCGACAACCCGGTCGACGTGACCGACGTCATGGCCTACCTGCGCGAACTCGCGGCCAAGTACCGGGTCGACGCGATCAGCTACGACCCACGCTTCTTCGACGTCCCGGCCAAGATGCTGTCCGACGAGCGGCTGCCCATGACCGAGGTCCCGCAGTCGGTCGAGGGCATGACCCGGATCTGCGGCTCCCTGCTCGAGATCATCAAGCGCCAGGAACTCCGCCACAACGGGGACGAGGCGTTCACCACCCACGTCCTCAACGCCGTGCCGAGGCTCAACGAGCGCGGGTTCACCCTCCAGAAGTCGAAGTCGCGCGGAAGGATTGACGCCGTGATCGCCCTCTCCCTCGCTGTTGACCAGGCGCTCCATCCCGAACCGAAGGCCGAGGCGTTCTTCGCATGGCGCTGACCCTCCGCGAACGTGTCGCCAACTGGCTGGTCCCCGCCCGCTCGACCTACCCGAGCTGGGACTACGACGACTTCATGAACCAGGTCACGATGGGCGGGATCACCTACCGGCTGCCCCATCAAACCCTGCTCAACGACAGCACCCCGATCGGGGCCGACTTCGTGAGCCTGGTCCAGGGCACCTACCAGTCCAACGGGGTCGTGTTCGCGGCCATCCAGGCCCGTCTCATGCTCCTGAGCCAAGCCCGCTTCCAGTGGCAGCGCATGGTCAAGGGCGTCCCCGGCGAGCTGTTCGGCACGCCGGACCTGGCCATCATCGAGCACCCCGAACCGGGCAAGGTCACCGCCGACCTCCTGGCCCGGGCGAGCCTCGACGTCGACCTGGCCGGCAACTCGTTCACCGCCCGCCGTGGGACACGCCTCAAGCGGCTCCGCCCCGATTGGGTGGACATCGTGACCAGCGGGTATGACAGCGATGCCGAGGTCGTGGGCTACGTCTTCTACCCCGGCGGTCGGTACTCGGGCGAAGACCCCGAGCTCTTCCTGCCCGAAGAGGTCGCCCATCTCGCGCCCCTGCCTGACCCGCTCCACAACTACCGGGGCATGAGCTGGCTGACCGCGATCATCGCCGACATCGTGTCCGACTCGGCGGCCACCGCCCATAAGACCCGGTTCTTCGAGAACGGGGCCACCCCGAACATGATCGTCACCGTCGACCAGCCCACCAAGGATCTGTTCGACATGTGGGTGTCGAAGTTCGAGGAAGGCCACCGCGGCCTGAACAACGCCTACAAGACCCTGTACCTGACCCCGGCCGCCACGGCCGAGGTCGTCGGAGCCAACCTTCAGCAGATGGAGTTCAACGCCCTCCAGGGCCATGCCGAGACGCGGGTGGCGATGGCATCGGGCATCCACCCGGTCATCCTCGGCGCGTCCGAAGGGCTCCAGGGCTCATCGCTCAACCAGGGCAACTTCATGGCCGCCCGTCGGCTGGTGGCCGACATGACCCTCCGTCCCTGGTGGGCGAACTTCGCCAGCTCGCTGGAGACGATCCTGCCCCCGCCCGGTGGCGCCCGCCTGTTCTACGACGACCGCCACATCCCGTTCCTGGCCGAAGACGTCGGCGACGCGGCCGAGGTGCAGGCCAAGCAGGCATCGACCATCAAGTCGCTGACCGACGCCGGGTTCCAGCCCGACGACGTGGTGGGCGCGGTCATGGCCGGTGATCTGGCCCGTCTCAAGGGCAAGCACTCGGGCCTGTTCAGCGTCCAGCTCCAGCCGCCCGGGTCGACTGAACCTGATCCCACACCGGAGCTCATTCCCCAGGAGGCGCCTACCAATGGCAAAGTTCCAGCCGCCTAAAGACGACCTCGTGCGGGCCGTCTCCAGCGTCGAGATGCGCGCGCAGGACGAGTCGCCCACCCTGTACGGTCACTTCTCGGTGTTCAACCAGTGGACCGAGATTGACTCGGCCTGGGAGGGCCGCTTCCTCGAGCGCATCGCGCCGGGCGCCTTCTCGAAGACCTTCCAGGACCGGGCGCGCCAGATCCAGGTCCTGTTCAACCATGGCCAGGACCCCGAGATCGGGGACAAGATCCTCGGCGATATCACCGATCTGCGCGAGGACGAGACGGGCGCCCGCTACGAAGTCAGCCTGTTCGACGGCATCCCGCCCCTGGTCATGGGCGGCCTGCGGGCCAACAAGTACGGCTCGTCCTTCCGGTTCAAGGTCACCCGCGACGACATCGTGGACGAGCCGAAGGCGTCGGACTACAACCCCACCGCCCTCCCCGAGCGCACCGTCAAGGAAGTCAACCTGTACGAGTTCGGCCCGGTGACCTTCCCGGCCTACGCCTCGGCCACGGCCGGCGTGCGGTCGATGACCGATGAATACATCGTGGACCGCTTCCGGTCCCGTCCTGATCGGCTCCGTGAGCTGATCGCATCCATCCAGGTACCAGCACCTTCCGTCGACGCCGGGCCGCCGCCCACCTCGCCGGAACGCCGCGGGGCCATCGGTAAACCCCGTTTCCGTTCCCGAGAGGAGTTCACCCAATGGCTAGTCAGCCAAACTTCCCCGAGCTAGACGGCCTTCGGTCCGTCGAGGAGCTCGTCACCCTCCAGGCCGCCACCCAGCGAGAGCTCGAAGCCCTCGATGCGGAGAATGCCGGCCTGCCCATGCCCGAGCCCGTGCAGGAAGCATGGAATGCCGCGAATGAACTCCACAGCGAGATCAGCCGCCGCATTACCCACCTGAACGAGCGCAAGGCGACGTTGGCCGCCATGGCCAGCGATGAGACGAAGGTCGAAAGCCCGACCATCTACGTCAAGCCCACCCACCGCGAGGTCGACATCTACGACCCGCGCTCCTGGGAGCAGCAGCCCACCGGCGAGAAGCGCAACCAGGTGTTGCGCGACAACGCCCAGCGGGCGATCGAGGTCACCCGCGCCCCGAAGGACGCGGATCTCGACGCGCTGTCGGACTTCGTGGACTTCAATGACTCCGATGACAAGGAGGCGGCCCGCCGCATCCTGGTCACCGGCTCCCCGGCGTACCGCTCGTGGTTCACCAAGTACCTCAAGCACGGGACGACCAGCATGGCCTCCCCCGATGAGGCCCGAGCCGCGGCCCTGGCCGTGACCGGGACGACCACGACCGGCGGATACGCCGTGCCGTACATCTTCGACCCGACCATGATCCACATCGGCGCCCACACGACCATCAACCCGTACCGGGCTGCGTGCCGCGTCGAGACGATCACGGGCGGCAACAACTGGCGAGCCGTCACCGCCTCGGCCATCACGGCCAAGTGGGACGCGGAAGCCGCCGCCTCGGTCGAGGGTGGGCCGACTTTCGGTCAGCCGACCTTCACCGTCCAGCGCGCGGATGCCTTCGCCACCGTGTCGATCGAGACGCTGCAGGATCGCCCGGACATCACGAGCGAGCTGTCGAGCCTGTTCGCGGAGGCCAAGGACAATCTCGAGGAGAACTCGTTCACCCTCGGCGTGGGAACCACGGTC